ATGTCCGACGAGATCGAGCGCAACAGCGCGGCGCTGATCGGAGCCCTCATCGAGGTCTACGAGACGCTCCGACTGATCTGCACCGGCCTCCCGATCCCGATCACCCTGCCCCGGCAGGTGACCGAGTTCGACGGCGCCACCACCATCCAGGCGGTGTCCCGACTGGTGGAGATCATCGAGGACCAGCCGATCAAGGAGTTCGAGAAGGCCATGATCTGGGGGGCGTCCCTCCAGTGGCTCTCGGCCAACAAGCTGATCAGCCGGTACCTGAACTACAGCGCCGATGCGGTGTCCCGGATGGAGATCGAACTCCTCATCCAGCACGCGGGCGACGCGCTCATCACCTACCTCGACGGCGAGGAAGAGACCGACACCCCGTAACCACCAGGCCCCCCGGCAGCCAGCCGGGGGGCGCCCCTCACTCTCACCCCGGACAGCAAAACGACCGGTAGGGCCGGGCCGAAGCCCACAGGCGCGAACGCCCGTCGCAAAACCCCACCGGTCGCCAACCAGCCTCAACAGGGAGACCGACACCATCATGGTAGCCACCCGGCCCGAGGGAGAGACCCTCCGGGAGATCGCGGCCCGCTACGGCCGCGCCGAGACGACCGTACGGAACCAGTGGGCGCGCCACCCCGACTGGCCCGAGCCGCTCGGCAAGCGCGGCCACGCGTACGTGTACGCGTCGGCTGCCGTAGACGCCGCCGTGACGGCGCACTTCGCCCGGCCCTCGATCGAGCTGGAGCCGCGCCGCCTGTACTCCGCCGCCGAGATCGAGGCCGCCACAGGGATCAGTGCGGGAACGATCCGTGCGGAGAGGTCGAAGGGGCGGTGGCCGGCCCCGGACGGCCGGCGGGGCGCCGCGAACGTGTGGCTGGGTGCGACGGTGACGGCGGCGATGGAGGGGCGGCAGGCGTACCGGCGACGCGGAGCCGCCGGGTAGGCGCGCCCGGGGCGAAGCCCGGGGGTGCCGCGCGCGAAGCGCGCTCCTTCTGCCCCGCAGGGGCGGGCCCGGCGCGAAGCGCCTTGTGGGGCCCGGCGCGAAGCGCCACGCCCGTCAGGGCGGGTTGTTCGGCCCGTGCCCGAAGGGCACTTCAGGGGCCGCTTTCCTCAGCTTGGCCGCCCGTGGCCGTAGGTCACATGGGGGCGGCCCGGCCCGCAGGGCCGTCCGTTCGCCGCGCGCACGGGAAAGCCCCCCGGCTGGCTGCCGGGGGGCTTCTCGTCTACTTCTCTTCCACCAGGAGCGCCGCCGCGTTGGCGAGCGACTCAGCAGCCTTCACGAGGATCAACTCGATCTCCGGCTTGGCCGTCCTGTCGTCCGGGCGGTCCAGGAACCGGGAGAACAGCTTTCCCGCTGCGAGCCAGCTGAGGGCGGCGGTGAAGACCTCCGTCTTCAGGTCCTCGGGGGCGGGCTGCTCCTCCAGAAGGTCCGTCAGCCGGGTGACCGCCGGGATCAACTCCGTGGAGTCGAGGAGCGGGCCGCTCGGCAGGGCGATCGGGAGGGGGAGCCGGGCACAGACCCGGACGAGGATGACGTAGGTGGCGATCAAGGCGGACCCGACCGAGTTGACGTCCTCGTCGTGTTTGTCGGACATGATGTCCTCTCTCTGTTGAGTTTTGCTGGTTTGCGAGGTCTTGGGGTTTGCGGCCCCTTGCTGCCCTCGTGTCTCTATTATGAGCCATTGCTGCACTGTTTTGCAACACCAAAGGGTGTCAACTCAGGCCACATCGCAGCGATTTCCGGCCTGGAAGGCGGGGGCCGGTGGGATGGAAGGCGGGTTGAAGGGCCCGGTGCGCGCCGAAGGCGCAGGGCCCTTCACTCCTGGCCGGTGCGCGCCGAAGGCGCAGGCCAGGAGCGGTCCGCGCTTGCGCGGACTGAGTCCCGGTGAACGCGCCGAAGGCGCCCGGGACTCACCCGCAGGGCCCGCCAGGGCCCGGAGGGCGACCCTCCCGCACCATCCCACCGGCCCCCGCCCCCCAGAAAGCTGCTCCCACCCCGTAGGCGCGCCCCGCAATTCCTGGCGCGCCCCTACGCTTCCGAGGCACGAACAGCCTCGACGCCTTCCTCCGGAGCGCTCTCCAGCTTGCCGTCGACACCAAGGCGCCACCGCTGCCCATCCTCGTCAGAGAAGAGCACACACACCGTCCCCTCCACTCCCTCTTCGGGAGCCGCGAAGGCATAGGTACGTCCCGCGCCGATCACGTCCACCGGCATGTCGTACTCACCTGACAGCAGCTCATGGTCACCGATGCCAGCCGGGACCACCTCATGACCCTTGACCGACTCCCGCTCACCGAACATCGCGGTCACGTCCGTGATCGGCGCATCACTGGCGTTGAGGACCCGCACCATCCCGCCGAACCAGGACGCGGATATCTGTCGCGCGTGCGCCACTCTCCGCTCCTCCGCCTGCGCGCGAAGGGCCTGACGCTCGAGGGCCAGATTCGCGGACTGCTCACGGATGAACTCGCGCTGCTCGTCGATCTGCTGTCGCTGGCTCTTCAACATGCCGCGCGTGTAGTAGGCGGCGGCCGCCGCGAAGGCTCCGGCAACCCAAGTCGGGGCGTCCCCCCAGTCGATGCTCATGGCCGGGAACCTAGTGCCCGCCGGTGACAAGCGGACGTCCGGAGCGAGCTTTATCAGATTCCGCACCGCAGGCCCCTGCCTGCGCGGTAGGTTCACCTGATCGCCACACCAGGACCACCGGAGCCCACCGTGACGCAGCCACCCCAGTACGGCCCCCCGCAGACCCCACCGCCCGGATGGGGGCCCCCGCCCGGCCAGCCGTACCCCGGCGGCCCCGGCGGCCCGTACGGACCCCCGCCACCGAAGAAGGGCCTCGGCGTCGGTGCCATCATCGCCATCATCTTCGGCGTCATCATCGCCGGCCTGATCCTCCTGGTCGTCCTCGCCGCCCTCCTCACCAACGGCGACGACAGCACGACCACGGACAAGCCGAAGGCCGGGCAGAAGACCAGCGCCCCTGGCAAGGCCGCGCCCCCCGCACCTTCGACCAAGGCGCCGGTCAAGCAGGAAGAGCCCGCCGCCGACACTCCGGTCAAGGTCACCGCGACGACGGTCACCTTCAAGCCGTCCGTCCTCCACGACGGCACCACCGCGTACACCAGCGTGAAGGTCACCGTCACCAACAACGGCGACGAGAAGATCAGCATCAACCCCCTGTACTTCTCCATCACCGACAACGCCGGCAGCAAGCACACGGCCGAACTCGGCATGGACAAGGACCAGATCGACACCGTCGACCTCGCGCCGGGCGAGAACATCACCGGCGTCATCACCGGCGAGGGCACGTTCACCGCGGCCTACGTAACCTACGTCAACGGCCTGTTCGGTGATGGCGTGCGCGGCAACGTGAAGTAGAGGTTCTGCACCTAGTTGCAAAACCCCTGAGTGTGCCCCATCATGGGCGGCAGATCCGGCATGCCCGGAGACAAACGCCAGGCCCCGACCACCACCCTCGGTCGGGGCCTTCCTCGTACCCGGAGGTGACCCGTGGGCCTGAAGAAGAACGACATCCCCGTCGGGGAAGCCGATGAGGAAGCCGTCCGCCAGCTCCACGCCGCCGGCCTGGGTCGCAACGAGATCGCCCGCCAGATCGTCCGCGGCCAGCGGACCGTGTCCGTCATCGCCGCCCGCCTCGGCCTCACCTTCGACGTCACCATGACCGAGGAGGCAACCCGGCACCGTGTTGCCCAGCTCGCCGAGAAGCGCGCGATCCTCGCGGACGCTCTCACCGACGACGCCCTCCGTCTCTCCGCGCAGTGCTGGGAGCCCGCGACCGTCTACAACTTCGGCGGCAAGGACAACAAGTACGAGTACAAGGACGTCCCCGAACCGCCGGCCGCTGACAAGCGCGCCCTCATGGCCGCCGCGACCGCCGCCGCTGCGCAGTCGCTGCGCCTGGTCCCGCCGGAGACCGACACCCAGGGCCTGGCCGCCGTCGATGCCTGGCTCCGAGACGTGATGGGCGGTGGCCAGACGCCGACGGAGTAGCCGACCGGGAGGAGGCGCCGTGTACAAAGCCCTTACCGGGAAGCAGCTTCGCTCGACGCAGCTGGCGGCAGCCCGCGGCAATCTCTGGGAGGGCGCGGTCCGGTCGTCCAAGACGATCTCGTCCATCTTCGTGTGGCTCAGGTACGTCCGCACTGGGCCTGCCGGGCCCCTGCTGATGGTCGGCAAGACCGAGCGCACCCTGAAGCGCAACATCATCGACCCGATCATCGAGATGGTCGGCACGCGCCGCTGCGTTTACAAGTCCGGTGTGGGTGAGCTGATTCTCTTCGGCCGCACGATCTACGTGGCCGGCGCGAACGACGAGCGGGCCGCCGAGAAGATCAAGGGCCTCACGCTCGCGGGGGCGTACCTCGACGAGGTCACCACCTTCCCCGAGTCGTTCTTCGCAATGCTCGGTACCCGCCTGTCGGTGCCCGGCGCCCAGTGGTTCGGGACGACGAACCCTGAGGGGCCGAATCACTGGCTCCTGAAGAAGTACCTCAGCCGCGCCCGCATGCACCTGCGGCGGGACGGCATGCTCGTCGAGTCCCAGGACCCGGCAGCGATCGACCTGCACCGCTTCAGCTTCAGCCTGGAGGACAACCCATACCTTCCGCCGGCCTACGTCGACGCGTTGAAGCTGGAATACACGGGCCTGTTCTACCGGCGGTACATCCTCGGCGAGTGGTGTCTGGCTGAGGGCGTCGTCTACGACATGTTCGACGAGAAGCGGCACGTCGTCGACCTCATCCCCGAGATCTCCCACTGGATGTGCGTCGGCCTGGACTACGGCACGATCAACCCGTTCTCGGCCCTGCTCATCGGCGCCGGTGCGGACAGCCGGTTGTACGTGGCGTCCGAGTACCGGCATGACTCCCGGCTCGCGCGCCGCCAGCTGACGGACGCCGAGTACAGCGAGAACCTGCGTGGCTGGCTGGCCTCGTACGAGCACCGCGGCGTGAAGGGTGTGACCCCGCAGTGGGTGTTCGTCGACCCATCGGCGGCATCGTTCATGAACCAGCTGTGGTCCGACGGCGTCCCGGGCGTCGCGAAGGCGGACAACACGGTGAAGGACGGCATCCGCAGCGTGAGCGTGGCGCTTGGGCAGAACGTCCTGTCCATCCACCGCTCGTGCAAGGGCCTGCTGGCCGAGCTGCCGTCGTACGCGTGGGACGAGAAGGCCGCGCTGAAGGGCGAGGACGCGCCCCTGAAGATCGACGACCACAGCGTGGACGCCCTCAGGTACGGGCTTCACACCACGGCGCACCAGTGGCGCCACCTGATCCGCACGAAGCTGGAGGTGGCCGCGTGATCCGCAACGCGCGCATCGAACTCAGCGCCGCCGGCCTCAGCTCCATCACGGTCGACGGCCTGCCGCTCAAGGGCGTCCGCGCCCTGTCGCTCGACGCCGACATGGACGAACGGCCGGTCCTGAGGCTGGAACTGGCAGTGCACGACATCAGCACCCTCGCTGAGACCCTCATCCACATCCCCGACGGCACGGCCGCCACGCTGGTCGCGCTCGGCTGGACCCCGCCGCCTGCGCAGGAGGTCAGCTGATGGCCCTTGCCGAGTTCACCCTCCCCGTGTTCATGCGCGTGGGCGGGACCCCCGAGGTACAGATCGGCGAGATCACCGTGGCGCTGCGCGAGGGCGTGCTCGAACTGACCACCCTCCGGAGCGAGATCGCTGTGTTCTACCGCGAGGCCGCCGCCGCGTTCGAGCGCCCGCTCCCCGACGACGCTGAGGAGGTGCCCGATGCCGCTGCCTGAGAAGGGTGCAGCGTGGCCGCCGATCAGCCCGATCATTGCCTCTGACATGGAGGACTGGTCCGCCTGGTACGCCGCCAGCCCGGACCGCCTCACCTACCGATACCGCCGACGCATCGAACGCCAGCACGGCCAACCTGAGAACCGGCCGAGCCAGTACCGTGGCGGCATTGTCGGCGCCGTCTCCCGCTTCTTCTGGGGCGAGCCGACCCCGCTCGGCGAGAAACGGGCGAACCTTCATATGCCGCTCGCCCGCGACATTGCCCGTACGAGCGCCGACCTGTTGTTCTCCGAGCCACCGACCCTGGTCACGGAGAACACTGCCACGATGCAGCGCCTGGAGGACATGCTCCACAAGGAGGGCCTCCTCAGGACGCTCATCGCGCAGGCCGAGATGACCGCGGCCCTCGGCGGCGGCTACCTGCGTGCCATGTGGGACCTGAAGATGAGTCCCCGCCCGTGGGCCACCGTCGTACGGGCCGACGGCGCCGCGCCGCGCTTCTTCGGAGACAGGCTGCGCGAGGTCACGTTCTGGAAGGTCATCGCGGTCGACGGGCAGACGGTCGTCCGGCACCTGGAGCACCACGAGCCGGCGACCATCCTCCACGCGGTGTACGAGGGCACGGAGGACAACCTCGGCACGCCTGTCGACTTGAACGCCTACCCCGACACCCGGGGCCTTCAGCCGGCCATCAGCCTGCCGATGCTGAAGGGCCGCCTCGCCTGCGTCTACGTCCCGAACACGATGACTGCCCCGGACTGGCACGACGTGCCGGGCTCGGCCGGGCTCGGCACATCCGACTTCCAGGGAGCGGAGACGTTCCTCAGCGGCATCGACGAGACGTACACGAGCTGGATGCGGGACGTCCGTCTTGCGAAGAGCCGCATCATCGTCCCTGCCGGCTACCTCCAGTCGAACGGGGTCGGCGAGGGCGTGTCGTGGCAGGACCGCGAGGTCTTCGCCCCGATGAACATCCCGCCGACCGAACAGGGCCAGGGCATCACCCTGAACCAGTTCAAGATCCGGCACGCCGAGCACCGAGCGACGATCGAGGATCTCGTGTCCCGCTGCATCCGGAACGCCGGCTACTCGGGCGGCACGTTCGGGGACGACGACGGCGGTGGCCTGCGGACCGCGACCGAGGTACGGGCGGACACGGCGCGCAGCATGGCCACGCGGGCCCGGAAGTCCGAGCTGGAGGCCGTCTCGGTCTCTGAGTTCGTCGAGACGCTGCTCATCCTGGAGAACTCGAACCTCTTCCCCCACACCGGAACCGTCGAGGTCGAGCGGCCCGAGGTGCGGTTCGCGGACTCCATCCAGGACGACGTGAAGACGCTGGCCGAGTCGGCGGATCTGCTGCGTCGCGCCGAGGCAGCGTCAACGGAGGCCCTGGTGGCGCTGGTCAACCCGGGGATGCCGCTGGAGGAACAGAAGAAGGAGGTTGCCCGGGTCAAGGCCGAGTCCGGCCGTGACACGGCCGACCCGACGGAGACCGGCGCCGAGTGACCCGGCCCCGCCGAGGGAGATGAGGAGGGGTCCGATGCCTGTCTCCCCCGCCATGGCAGAGGATCTGGCCGCCGCCATCGCGAAGCTGTACGTGGACGCGGAGCTCGCGCTGCTGGAGAAGCTCCGCAAGGCGTTGATGGAGGGCATCGACAGCCCGCTGTGGGCGGAGATCAAGCTCCGCTCGATTGGAGACCTCCGGGCTGCCGTGGAGGAGGTCACCGCCGCCCTTCAGCAGGACTCGAACGGAGCCGTCGGCCAGGCGCTCGCCGAGGCGTACGGCCGCGGGCGGCAGGCCGCCGTCGCCGAGCTTGGCGCGCTCGACATCGGCCGCGAGCTCCAGGCCCGCGACGTTCTCCCCGGGGCGCCGGCCGTCGACCGGCTCGCCGCCTCGTACGCGCAGGACACGCGCCCGCTGTACGTACGCATCACGCGCGCGGTCGTGGACGTGTACCGGTCGATCGTCACCCGAGCGTCCGCTTCGACGCTGCTCGGCGGCCTCACCCGGCGGCAGGCCACTCAGCACGCGCTCGACCGCTTTGCCCAGCGCGGGGTCAGCGGCTTCGTCGACTCCGCGGGGCGTTCCTGGGAGTTGGCGGCCTACGCCGAGATGGCCGTCCGGTCGGTCACCGCCCGCGCGGCGATCGAGGGCCACATCGACGCCCTGGGCGAGCTTGGCGTGGGGCTGGTGATCGTGTCTGATGCGCCGCTGGAGTGCGAGCTGTGCGCGCCGTGGGAGGGCGAAGTCCTCACGCTCGGCCCCGAGTCGGGGCCGCGGACGGTGCGGGTCGAGAAGGCGATCCAGCCGTCCGGCCTGCGGGCTGCGTTCCGGCCGCCGGAGACGGTCGCTGTGCACGTGGCCGGGAGCCTGGTTGAGGCGCGCGCGGCCGGGTTGTTCCATCCGAACTGCAGGCACTCCCTGTCCGCGTTCTTGCCCGGAGTAACCATCCGGCCGCCGCACCACCCGACGCCGGGAACGACGTACGCGGACACGCAACGGCAGCGGGAGATCGAGCGGACCATCCGGGCGTGGAAGCGGCGGCAGGTCGCCGCAACGACCGAGGCCGATCGGCGCCGCGCTGGGGCGTACGTACGGAAGTGGCAGGCCAAGGCGCGCGCCCATGTGGATGCGCACCCGGACCTTCGCCGCAAGCCAGCCCGAGAGCAGATCGGGCAGGCCCGCTAGACCTCGGCCATCGGCGGCACCCCGGCACCAGTGAAGCGGATCGTCCAGCCGTCACCGAGGACCGGCTGCACGTCCGTCACGATGGCCCGCCCGGTGTGCGGGACACCCGGGAGTTGCACCTCCACCCCGTGCAGGGCGTCCACCCACTGCGCGGCAGGCCCCAGATTGGCGTGGGGGATGGCGGCTTCCGCCTCCCAGCCCCGGAGCAGCTCCACCGGCGTGTCGGGCCAGGTCACTCCGTCGTCATAGGTGGCGAAGACCCGCACCCGCAGGTCGGCGATCTCCTCGCCGTCGATCACGGCCGGGCCCTCGTACGTCTTCAACGTCGATTCCATGCGCCCAGTCTCCCCGCCTGCGCGCCCGACAGCGGCGCGCCCCTGAACTTCCCTCCGCCTGGCGCGGACGGGAGCACGACGGCCCGCCTGGCGCGGGCCATGCACCACCTCTTCCTCAGGTCGGCCTGGCGCCGGCCAACCCCTACGCGCCCCAGGAGGGCACGACCATGCCGAAGCGCACCCTCGCCCGCCACGCCCGCCACGGCACCGGCTGGGCCCACCCCTACTCGACCGGCCCTTTCGACCCGTACCTGTACGCGGACGGCGGGGACGGAGACGGATCCGCTTCCGGATCTGGCGCGGACCAGTCCGGAGGACAGGCCGCTGACCAGGGCGGAGACCAGTCCGGACAGACGGACGGCTCCGGATCCGACTCCGGACAGGGCTCCGGACAGCAGTCCGGCAAGGGCAGCACCGGCGACCAGGCCGCCATGGTCGAGCAGCTGAAGAAGGACCTCGCCGCCGCCCGCAAGGAGGCCGCGAAGGACCGGACCACCGCGAAGCAGCAGGCCGCCGACGAGGCCGTGAAGGCGCTGACGGAGAAGCTCGGCAAGGCCCTCGGTCTCGTCAAGGACGACGTACCGCCGGACCCCGCCGCGCTCGCCAAGGCGATCGAGCAGAAGGATGCCGCGCTCACCGAGCGAGAAAGCCAGCTCCGCGCCAAGGACGTCGAACTCGCCGTCTGGACCCGTGCCGACAAGGCCGGCGCCAAGGCGGGCGCGCTGCTCGACTCCCGGTCCTTCCTTCGGCAGATCGCCGATCTCGACCCGGCGGACAAGGGCTTCACGAAGGCTCTCGACGACGCCATCACGGCGGCCGTGAAGGACAACGCCTCCTTCGCCGTGCAGTCGGCCAGCCGCTCCGGCGGCGACCTGTCCGGCGGCACCGGCGAGACCAACGCGAAGGGGCGGTCCGGGTCCCTGTCCGGCGCCGTCTCGCACCACTACCAGACCTGATCCCACCTGAGGAGAACCTCATGCCCATCACCCTTGCCCAGGCGCAGGTGAACACGCAGACGGACGTCGACTACGCCGTCATCGACAACCTCCGCCGGTACTCCTGGCTGCTCGACCAGATCGTCTTCGACGACACGGTCAACCCGGGCACCGGCGGCGGCACCCTCACCTACGGCTTCACCCGCCTCACGGCCGCCCGCTCCGCCGCGTTCCGCGCCCTGAACGCCGAGTACACCGCCGGACAGGCCACCCGCGCCCGCTCGTCCGTCGAGCTCAAGCCTCTCGGCGGCCGGTTCGACATCGACCGGGTTCTCGCCCGCCTCGGCGCCGCGCAGACCAACGAGATCACGTTCCAGATGCAGCAGCTGCTGACGGCCACCCGGACGAAGTTCCAGGACGAGCTGATCAACGGCGACGTCGCCGTCGACGCCAACGGCTTCGACGGCCTCGACAAGGCCCTCACCGGAACGAGCACCGAGTACCTCCCGGCCTCCGAAGGCGTCACGAGCGGCTACCTCGACTGGACCCGCGGCACCATCGACACCCAGGCCGAGGCCATGGCGCAGCTCGACCTCGTCGACGACTTCCTCTCCCGGATCGTCCCCTCCCAGACCGGCGGCGGCGACCAGGGCGCGCCCGGTTCCCTCCCCCCGGGCGTCAAGGCCATCCTCGGCAACACCAAGAGCATCACCCGCATGCGGGCCCTCGGTCGCTGGGCCGGCATCTACACCCAGACCAAGGACGACCTGGGCCGGGAGATCGAGACCTACGGCCCGTGGCGGCTCATCGACCTCGGCGACAACGCCCTCGGCACCGCGCCGATCATCCCGATCGAGACCCGCGACGCGGACGGCGCTGGGGCCGGCGGCAACATCACCGGTCTGACGGACCTGTACGCGGCCAGCTTCGGCCTCGATTCGCTGCACGGTGCGAGCGTCGCCGGTAAGCCGCTGGTGGAGACCTGGATGCCCGACTTCCAGACCGCAGGCGCCGTGAAGTCGGGCGAGATCGAGATGGGTCCGGTCGCCATGGTGCTCCGCAACACCAAGGCCTGCGGCGTCCTGCGGAACCTCAAGGTCCAGTAGGAGGACGTCATGAACCGATACCACGTCACCGCTCCGGACCCGCAGTTCGAGGGTGAATCGTGCGGCGTCGTCTTCAAGGACGGCGCTGCGTCCGTGTCCGACGAGACCAAGGAGGGCCGGGCGGCGGTCGAGTACTTCCGCCGCCGCGGCTACGCCGTGTCTCTGGGGGCCGAGGCAGAGCAGCCGGAGCCCGTCGGCACCTTCCCCGAGGGGGCGTTCGATCCCGCCGTCCACGACGCGGCCGAGGTAATCGCCTACCTTGACGCGCTCGGTGACGACGAGGAAGCGGTGGCCGAGTTTGCCCGGGTCATCGAGGTCGAGCGGAACAGCAAGGCGCGCAAGACGGTGCTCGCGCTCGCTGAGGAGGCCTGACGCATGCCGCTCACCAGTGACCTCGGTGTCAGCGTGTCCAGCACGCAGACGAAGGCCGCGGACCTGTCCACGCCCGCTGACCCGCTGGCGTGGCGGCGGAGCCTGCACCTGGAGTCCGGCACCAGCGCCGGGAAGGCCGACCTGCGGTTCGCGGACACACGGACGCTTGCAGCATCCGCGACGGAGGATCTCGACCTCGCCGGGGTCCTCGTCGACTCCTTCGGGGCGACGCTCACCTTCGCCCGGATCAAGGGCCTGGTCATCGCCGCGTCGTCTGCGAACACGAACAACGTGGTCGTCGGCGGGGCCGCCGCGAACGCGTGGGCGGCGCTGCTCGGCGCCACGGGCACGCTCACGCTGCGCCCCGGGGCGTCCGTGGCGCTCATGACCGGCTCGGCCGACTCCACCGCCTACGCGGTCACCGCCGGAACCGCCGACCTGCTCAAGATCGCCAACTCCGGGGCCGGTACGTCGGTCTCATACGACATCGTCATCATCGGCACCAGCGCCTGAGGGGGTGGTCGCCATGCCACGCATCTACGCGACCGCCACCGAGTTCGAGGAGTACACCGGGGAGTCTCCGGCGCCGGCCGACATCACGGTCCGGCTCCGGCGCGCCTCGGCGTTCCTCGACTCCCAGGTGTTCCGGCTCTGTGCGTACAGCGTCGACGACACCGGCATGCCGACTGACCCGCTCGTTCTGGCCGCGTTCGCTGACGCGTGCTGCGCGCAGGTGGAGTGGGGCATCGACGTCGGCGACGTGACGGGCGGGGCCGGGGTCGGCTGGGGGTCGGTCGAGATCGGCTCGGCCAAGCTCAGCCGCTCCGTCACCGCAACGTCGGGTGACGAAGCGCCGGGGCGGCAGGTCGCGCCCTCGGTCTGGGACGCGCTGCGCTCCCCTGACCTGACGCCGGATCTCCTGGTGATCGGGGCGGTGGCCACGTGCTGACGACCCTGCCCAAGTTCATGCTCGGTCACACGGTGACGGTCGAGCCGTACCTCGGGCGCACCTCGGTGGGCCCCCGGTACGGCCCGGCCTCGCCAGTGCGGTGCTTCGTCGACGAGCAGACTCGGACCGTACGGGATCCGACCGGCCGCGAGGTCGTCTCCTCGTCGACGTTCTACGCCCGGCCTGGTATCGACTGCCCGCAGGACTCCCGTGTCACCCTGCCGTCCGGTCGGAAGACCACCGTGATCGCCCGCCTCGACCGCGACGGCGGCGGCATGCCGACCCCGGACCATGTGGAGGTGCAGCTTCTGTGAGCCCGCAGTACACCCGCTTTCGCCCCGGGAACGCCCGCGCGCAGTGGACCGCGCGCGGGCGGCGCCTCGCCGGTGAGGGTCTGCAACGGGGCCTCGAACACGTTCTCGCCGAGGCTCGGAAGATCGTGCCGCTCGACGAGGGCACCCTCGAACGCTCGGGCCGCGTTGTCCGCGACGGCCTGAACGGCGCGGTCACCTTCGACACCGTCTACGCGGTCAGGCAGCACGAGGAACTCACCTGGCGGCACCTGCCCGGCCGGTCCGCGAAGTACCTGGAGATCCCGATGAATCGGGAGCGGGACGTCGTCCTTCAGCTCATGGCCGTGGATATGCGGCGGTGGCTCCGTGGATGACGAACCTGACCTCCTTGACGGCCTCGCCCGCTACCTGGCGGAGCGCGGTCTCGTCACCTACACCCCCGGCGGCGACCTCACCGACGACTGCTTTCTGGAGCACATGCCGCCCGAGCCGGATGAGGCGGTCGTCCTCACCGTGTACGACGACCGCTCCGAGCCCGACTCCCTGCTCCCGTACGACGAACCGCGCGTGCAGGTCCGGGTGCGCGGCACGGCGGACCCGCGGGTGTCCCGCCGGCGGTGCCGCGCGATCCGGTCGGCGCTTCACGGCCTCGGCCCGGTCGTCCTGCCGGGCGGGACCGAGCTGATCCTGTCCGTCTGTATCCAGGGCGACGCTGCGTCCATGGGCGTCGACGAGACCCAGCGGCACGAGCACGTCGCGAACTTCCGTATGGAGGTCGTGAGCCCGACGGCTCACCGCTCCTAACCCCACCCACTTCCGAGCCCGCCGCCTCCCGGCCGCGGGCTCTTCGTCATGCCCAGGAGGAGCCCATGGCACCCCGCAAGTACAACGCTCGCGACTGCGAGTTCGAGATCGAGGACTTCCTCAACCCCGGTACCTGGGTCGCGTTCCGTACCGCGGACGCGGGCTCGGGCGAGGGCGGCATCAACACCTTCTCGCGCAGCTTCGAGTACGAGGCCACCGACACCACGACTTTCGGGTCGAACGGTCGGGCCGAGACGCAGAACATGCAGGAGGGCATGGCGATGTCCCTGGAGGGTTTCCGCCTGAAGGACCCCGCCACCGGCGCCCTCGATCCCGCCATGGCGCTCGCCGAGCTTCAGGCCGGCCGCCTCGGCAACGACAGCCTGTGTGGCTTCCGGTTCGCGGCCCCCGGTGACACCACGTGGGAGGTCTGGCAGGCCACGTGGCAGCTCGGCGACCAGGGCGGCGGCAACAACGACAAGGTCTCCTGGTCCGCCACCGTCACCCGCTCCGGCGCCGCCACCACGGCGGTGAAGGCGTGACCGCGGGCGGCTCGTCGTGGGACGAGTTCAAGCGCGAGGCGTTTGGCAATCGCACCGAGGACATCGAAGGTGTCATCGTTCGCGTGCCGTCCGACCTTCCGTTCGGCTTCGGCGACCGGCTCGCCGACCTGTCCGCATCCTCGGACCGCGCGGACGTGGAGGACCTGGTCGACGCCCTCTTCGGCCCCGAAGTGCTCGACCAGTGGATCGAGGCCGGCATCGGCAGCATGGGCTTGATGACCATCCTCACCTGGGGCATGGCGCAGGGCTCCGGCCAGACCGACTTCACGTTCCAGGAGGCCTACGCCGCGCTCACGAGCGACGACCCGGGAAAAGCGCTCGCCCCGCAGCCCCGGAACCGAGCCGAACGGCGCGCGCGGTCGAACGGCACTGGTGGGCGGTCGAGGCGGACTACGCCCGCGAGTACGGGCTCGACCCCCGCAGCATCGCGCGACTGACCCAGCGCCGCTTCGAGACCCTCCTCCGCGGCCTCTCGCCTGAGGCGATCTTCTGGCGCCTCGCGGGCGAGGAGATCTCCATCGTCGACGACCCCGACGAGATCCGGGCCGCTCTCCGATCCACCTGACACTGAAGGGGGTCTGAGATGTCCCTGACCATCGGCGACCTCGTCGGCTACATCCGCGCCGACGGCAGCGACTTCGAGCGGAACTTGGCCCGGGGCCAGCTCCAGATGCAAGGTTTCCGCCTCGACGTCAACGGACAGTTGCGCGACCTGCGGGGCCGGTTCGTCCGCGACACGGCCGTCATGGGGCGCGCGGTCACGGACAGCTTCAGCGAGGCCGAGCAGGCCGGTACGCGGATCACCACCGTCTACTCCTCAGTGGCCGATGCCCAAGCCCGGACCTTCCAGGCCCGGATGGAGTGGATGCAGGCCGCCGGCCGCCGCATGGCGACCGCGCTCGACGGCTCGTTCACCCGCGTACGCGAGGCCTGGGGCCGGATCAACTTCGACCGTCTCCAGCCTGCTGCGTCCGGGTTCCTGTCGGTGGCCGCGTCGGTCGGCAAGCTCGGCGCCATGCTCGGCGCGGCTGGGCCCGCCGCGGCCGGTCTGGCCGCGACCATCGGCAGCCTCGCCCCCGCGGCTGCTGTGGCCATGTCCGGCATGATCGCGATGCGGCTCGCATCCGTCGCGCTGAAGTTGGGCATGGCCGGTGTCTCCGACGCGATGTCGGCGGCGCTCGACCCGGAGAAGGCCGCCGAGTTTGAGGAGGCCCTCGCCAAGCTCGCCCCGAGCGCCCGCGCGTTCGCGTTGCAGGTCAAGGCAATGGCGCCCGAGCTGAAGGCGCTCCAGCAGGGCGTGCAGGAGCGACTCTTCCGTGGCCTCGACGGGGTCCTGAAGGAAATGGGCACGAGCACGCTGCCGATCCTCCGCAACGGGCTGACCAACGCGGCCGGCGCCCTCAACTTGATGGCGCACCGCGTCGGCAACACGGCCATCGGCCTGAGCAAGAGCGGTGCCCTCGGGCAGGCGATCTCCGGCGCAAACGTCGGCTTGTACAACCTTGCTCGGATCCCGGGGCAGGTTGTGCAGGGCCTCGTGCAGATCGGCGCGGCAGCGGCCCCGTCCTTCGGGCGGCTGACGAAGGCTGCGGGTGGCGCGTTCGACAAGCTTTCGGAGCGCATGCAGAAGGCGTTCGAGTCCGGCGCCATGCAGAAGGCGATCGACAACGCCATCGAGTTGGCCAGCGACCTCTTTGAGGTGCTGGGCAACCTGGGTTCGGTCTTCGCCAGCGTTTTCAAGGCCGCGCAGGTGTCCGGCGGCGGCATGATCGGCGTCCTCCAGGAGGTCACCGGCGCGCTCGCGGACGCCTTCGCGTCCAAGCCGGTACAGGACGGCCTCAAGGCCATCTTCCAGACCATGAGTACCCTGGCCAAGACGATCGGCCCGCTCCTCGGGCAGGCGCTCGCCCAGATCGCCCCGATCTTCACCGCGCTGGGACCGCCGATCCAGACCGTGATCAAGGCGCTCGGCAAGGCGTTGCAGCCCGTGATCAAGGCCCTCGGGCCCGTGTTGGCCGCCGCGGCGCGCGCGTTCGGTGCGCTGATCGAGGCCGCGGCCCCGATCCTGCCGGTAATTGGCGACCTCGTGGCCTCGCTCCTGCCCGCGTTGACGCCGCTTTTCGACGCCCTCGCGGTCGTGTTCGCGGCCCTGGCGCCGGTCGTCAAGGAGGTCGCCACCGCGATCGGCGCGACCCTGAAGCCGGTCCTTGCCGGGCTGGCGACGGTCATCGCCCCACTCGCCAAGATGATCGGCGACCAGCTCGCCCTGTGGCTCGGGGTCGTCGGCAAGCTCGTCGTGGCCCTCGCCCCGTCGCTGGTCGTGCTCGGCGAGGCGCTCGGAGAGCTGCTCGTCGCGCTCGGGCCGCTGATCGAGGCCTGGGCCACCCTGTCCACCGAGCTGCTCACCGCCCTGATGCCACTGCTTCAGCCGCTGATCGACCTGATCGGGAAGCTCGCGAAGTACCTCGCCAGCGACCTCGCCCGCACCATCACCGCTGTCGTCGTACCCGCGGTCAAGGCGATCACCGCCCTGCTCCGGGGGGACTTCGCCGGAGCGAACGCGTATGCCCGGCAGGCCGTGCAGGGCTTCGTCGACAACGCAGTACGCCGCTTCACCGAGCTGCCGCGCAGGGCAGCGGTAGCGCTGACTGGGCTGGCGGTTGAGCTGCGGCTGAAGGCCCTGCGCGCGGGCGTGGAACTCAACCAGGCGATCGTGGAGAAGCGCGCCGAGGCAATCCAGAAGATCCGCGAGCTGCCGGGCAAGGCCGCGGCGGCGCTCACCGGCCTCGGCTCGAAGTTGTACGGCTCGGGTCAGTCGCTGGTGCAGGGCTTCATCAACGGAATCCTGTCGATGCTCGGGTCAGTCGCGTCGGCCGCTAGCAGCATCGTCGGCACCGCCCGGAACTTCTTCCCCTTCAGCCCCGCCAAGGAGGGGCCGTTCTCCGGGAAGGGCTGGACGCTGTACAGCGGCCAGTCCCTCGCCACCGGATTCGCCGAGGGCATCACCGCCCGCAGCGGCCTGGTGCAGTCGTCCATCGCCGCCATGGTCAAGGGCGCGCAGGGGGCCCTCGGCGGCCTCGATACCGGCCTTCTCGGCGGCGCGCTCCCTGGCACGTCCCTGCCCGGCATGACGCCCGGCGCGAACTACCCGGCGCCCGGCGCCTCGCAGCAGCCGATCGTCATCGAACTACGGGGCCCCGGACTGAAGGACGTCATCACCGACATCGTGCAGACCAAGGGCCGAGGCGACGTGCAGATCGCCTTCGGCCAGTCGTAGGAAGGAGGGCCGGATGCCAGTCCCCGACGCCCGCGTAGAACTCCAGATCGATGGGGCCTGGACGGACGTGACCGAGCACGTCGTCGAGTCCACCGGTATCCAGCTCTCCTACGGCCGGTCCGATGAGGGCCGGCCGGTGGACCCGGGATCCGGCGCGCTCACCCTGCTGTCGCCGGGCGGCCTGTACTCCAATCGCAACCCGAACTCACCGTATTTCGGCAAGCTCCCGCGCAACACACCCATCCGCATCAGTACGACGGCAGGAGAGACGTTTCTACGCATCAACGATGCGGTCCAGGACCGGGCGTCCACCCCTGACCATGCCGATCTCGACATCACCGGTGACATCGACGTCCGCGTTGACGCCCGCCTCGACAACTGGCAGCCCAGCATCGCAACCTTTCTGATGGGACGGTGGGGCGCCGCAGGATCGTGGTACTTCGACGTCGCCCCCACCGGTATTCCGGCGTTCGCCTGGTCGTCCACGGGTCTCGACTTCTTCTCGATCTCCGCGACCATCCCGCTGGCCGGCGCACGCCCGTACAACCGTCTCGCCCTTCGGGTAACCCTTGACGTCAACAACGGCGGCAGCGGCCACACCGCCACCTTCTACACCGCCAACACAATCGCCGGACCGTGGACGCAACTGGGCGACCCTGTGACCCGCCCCGGCACGACGAGCATCAGCCCGAACACGCTGCCGCTGGAGGTCGGTGACATCAACAACCTGTCGTTCGCGGCCCCAGTCGGCGAGATCTACGCCGCTGAACTCCGCAACGGCATCGATGGGCCGGTCGTCGCCGCCCCCGTCTTCAGCGGTCTCCCCAAGGGCACCACCACATTCACTGATGCCACCGGCCACGTCTGGACGCTCCAAGACCACGCCACAATCACCGACCGCCGTACCCGGCTGGTCCACGCCGTACCCACGTGGCCTGCGACATGGCACCGCTCGGGCCATGACGTGCGCGCCCCCATCGAGACCGCGGGGATCCTGCGCCGCCTCGGGCAGGGCCGCAAGTCCATCGACAGCACGCTCCGCCGGCGGATCCCCTCGTACTCGCCGCTGGCGTACTGGCCGTGTGAGGACGGCTCCACTGCCACGCAGGCGGGGTCCCCCATCAAGGGCGTCCGCCCGCTGGCGTTCACGAGGGCAACATTCGGGCAGGACGACTCCCTTGCGGGGTCGTCGGCGCTTCCTGGGGTGGAGGCGGGCGGCACCATGGCGGCGCCCGTTCCAGTCCCAGCGGAGCGGCAGTTCGAGTGGTCGGTGCACGTGTTCTACAAGGTCGACAGCGCCCCTGTGTCCAACGCTGAGATTTTCGGGTGGCGGACCAACAGCAAGTTGGTGCGCTGGCGCGTTTTGATGCGAGCCGGGGTTGCCACAGTCCAGGCCTTTGACTTCGAGAACATCTTGCACATCGATCAGGAAATCGGTATCGGATCCGACCTGTTCACTGGTTGGCAGCGACTCATGATTCGCGTCGAAGAGTCGTCCCCGAACCTGAACTGGCACATCAGCTGGACCAACATCGGTGGTCAGACCGGCGGGTTCAGCGGATCCGTCTTCTCCGAAAGCGGTTCGGTTACCCAGGTCAGTACCAACTTCGGCGCCTTCACGGGCCTGCGCGTCGGCCACGTCACCGTACTGAGCACGGGCCATGCCAACTTGGCGCCGCTCCCCTTCCTCGGTGCCGATACGGGATGGGCTGGTGAGACCGCGGTCAACCGCCTCAGGCGTCTGGCTGCCGAGGAGGCTCAGACGCTTGTCCTGAGCGCCTGGCAGGACGATCCGGGTCGGGTGTCGGAGCTGATGGGCCCCCAGCGTCCGGGCGCGCTCCTGGACGTGCTCCAGGAGTGCGCGGACTCGGACGGTGGGATCCTGACCGAGGACAAACGGGGGCTGGCGCTGGCGTACCGGGACCGGACGAGCCTCCAGAATCAGACGCCCGTCGTCATCCCGTACGCCGCGCTGACGACGCCTTTCGAGCCGGACGAGAGCGACCTTCGGCTCCGCAACGATGTCACGGTCGAGCGCATCGGTGGCTCGTCGGCCCGGATCGTGCGGGAGGACGGCCCCCTGTCCGTCGACGCCGTCGGCGTGTACGACGAGGCCGTACCTCTGTCGCTCTACACCGATGCCCAGCCGCCGCAGCTGGCCTCCTGGCGGCTGCACATGGGCACGTGGGACGAGGCCCGGTACCCGCAGGTGCGGATCATGCTGCACCGGCACCCCGAGCTGATCCCCGCAGTGTCTGCCCTTCAGATCGGCGACCGGGTGCAGATCACCGGCACTCCGCCGTGGCAGCCGCCGGGGCCGGTCGACCTGATCGTGCAGCGCATCAGCGAGGACATCCGCACCCACACCTGGGACGTCGTCCTGACGTGCTCGCCGGGCGCTCCGTGGACCGTGGGTGTTCTCGACGATCCCGTCCTCGGGCGGCTCGATACGGACGGCTGCACCCTCGGCACCGCCATCGACGCTGACGACACGAGCCTGTCGTTCGTCTCCGCGCCCGGTCCCCGCTGGATCGACACCGCGACGTACCCGACGGAGGTCCCGTTCGACGTGGTCATCGGTGGCGAGGTGGTCACGGTGACCGGTATCGCCGGCACCGGCCTGACGCAGAGCGCCACCGTCACCCGATCGACCAACGGCATCGCGAAGGCACATCCGGCAGGTTCCCCCGTGCGCCTTGCCCAGCCCCTCATCCTCGCCCCGTAGGAGGCCCCGTGGCGGTATACGCCCCCTTCCTGGCAGGCCAAGTCCTCACCGCCGGGAAGCTCAACACTGCCATCGCCGAAGAACTCATGGAGTGGACCCTCCTGTCCACGATCGGCACGTACGCCACGAACTTCAGCGCCAACGCCAGCAACCCGCCTCAGATGAGGAAGGTACGCATCGCGGGCGTGGAGCGGTGGGAGTACGAGGGCCGAATTACGGTCGCCGCGCTCGCTGCCAACACCAATGTCACGGCCTTCACTTTCAACACCGGTTTCCGCCCCGCCCACGAACGTGGCTGGCAGCTGGCCGGCGCGAACACTGTCTTCTACGGCGTCCGGGCCGCCCTCTCCACCGCCGGGCTGCTCCAGGTCGGCGTGCCGACCGCGGCCGGCTCCGGCACGAACGCGATCCTCCTCGACGGCCTGTACATCGACAACCCGATCTGACCCGCTCCGACCCGCTCTACTCCCGTACGCCCTGCGCCTGATGGCCGGGGCCTTTCTCATGTCTGGAGGTCGCCATGGCGATCATCCGGCGCTCCCAGTGGGGCGCTCCCGCGACCAGCCCGGCCGCGTACATCGGCTCGACGCGCGGGGTCAAGGTGCACTACCTCGGCACCGCCTACGCCTCGCGCCCGCACGAGCAGTGCGCGGCGTACGTCCGGCAGATCCGGGCCAGCCACCTTGCGAACAAGAAGGAGGGGTACGTCGACGTCGCATACAACTACCTCGTCTGCGAGCACGGCGCCACGTTCGAGGGCCGCGGGGTCCACAAGCGGACCGGCGCCAACGGCACCCTGGCTCTCAACCTTCAGGACTACGCGGTCTGCGCGCTGCTCGGCTCCTCTGGCCTGACCAAGCCGAGCGACGCCATGCTGCACGGCATCCGGGACGCGATCGAGGAGCTGCGCGAGCACGGCCGCGCGGGCACGTGGGTCGGCGGGCACCGTGACGGGCACGCCACCACCTGCCCGGGGGACCCCCTCTACGACTGGGTGCAGCGCGGCGCGCCGCGACCGGCCGCCGAGGAGCCTGCGGAGCCGAAGCCGGCGCCGAGCCCGAAGCCGCCGGTGAAGTCGGTCGTGGACCTGTCCCGGCTCGTCGCCGCGGCGAAGGCCGACCCGCCCAAGCGGGGCACGCCGGTGTCGTACTACGGCGTGAAGACCGTCGAGTCCGCGCTCGTGGCCGAGGGCCTGCTCGCCCGCGAGGTCGCCGACGGCCACTTCGGCACGGCCACGGTCCGGGCGTACGCCGCGTGGCAGCGCCGGTGCGGCTACAAGGGCCCGGCCGCCGACGGCATCCCGGGCGCCGAGTCCCTGAAGAAGCTGGCCGCCCGACGCGGCTTCACCACCACCCACTGAACGGATCACCCCATGTCTGATGCCTCGAAGCGCACCGCGCGCACCGTCCTCCAGTCCGCCGTCGGCATCGCCGTCGTCCTCCCCGCAGTCGTCTCGGCGTCCGGAATCCCCGAGGCCCTGCCCTGGGTCGCGGGCGCCCTGGCCGTCGCGGGAGGGTTCGCCCGCGTCATGGCCCTCCCCGCGGTCCAGTCGCTCCTGCCCCGCTGGCTCCGCACCGACGAGCCGGCGGCGCGGTGATGACGCCGACGGAGTCGGGGCAGGTCGCCCTGGAGCTGGAGCGGATGCGCGGCACGATGGAGGCCGGGTTCGCCCGGGTCGACGGCTCGCTCGCCCTGCTCGTTCAGCGCTCCGACCAGACCGACAAGCAGCTCGCCGACCACGAGGCCCGCCTCGATGCTCTGGAGAAGAGCCGATGGCCGGTCGCCAGCATCGCCGCCCTCACCGCGACCGCCGGCGTCCTGCTCGGCGTCTGGCAGCTCGCCGCCCGTTGAACCGCCACGCCCCCCTCTCGCGCTGTAGCGCGAGAGGGGGGCGGCTTCGTCATGCCCAAGGTCAACCGGCGAGCGGCGGCACGGGGTTACGGTCCCGCTTCTTCAGCTCCATCTCCACGTCGTAACGCAGTTGTCCGGTCGCCTCGGCATGCGCCGTGATCGCGGCCTGCACCGCGGCCGCAGTATCCACAGTCAGCGCGCCAGCCTGGATCTCCTCCCAGGCCTTCGTCTCCAGCTGGATCAGGTCGTCACTCAGTTCGATCGCCACGAGCCGGATCGTACGACCTGCCACTGCCAT